TGAAGGTCAATCTATTATAGGTCCTACTGGACCTGAAGGAAAGGACGGAATGACTGGACCCACAGGTCCTACCGGTCCCGTATGTACGGGACCGACAGGTCCAACAGGAATTATTGGTGCTACGGGAATTACTGGTCCTGCAGGACCCACAGGACAAAATTTTACAGGTCCAACAGGTCCCGTGGGGCCTTCAATAGTTATAGATAATATGGATGGTACTATAACTATAGGAAATACAACTATAGACATATGCAACTTAGTTTTTACTTATTGTGTAACAGCTGCAGCAGAAGATGTTAGCGGTCTAGTTGTTGATGTCAATACATCTACAGAAGTAGATGCTTCTATAAATGACACGAAATGCAATTTTGGTTCAACAACAACTTGGGTAGTAACAAGTAGCAGCAGTAACATTTCGTCTATAACACCTATAATATCAAATGATGGTAAATTTACTATAGTGGTGGATGATGATCAGCCATGGTTTTTTAATTATGATATAAAATGTGACAATATGACTAAAGATGGTGCCCAAGTATCTGGCACAGTGAACGTTCCACTTCCTGTTGGGGATAATTTAATTCCAGTTACTCTTGATACTGATAATAAAGGGGTTAATTCACATTTTACACAAACATCATATGGTTACTTATTTGATGGCAATACCACGACTGCTACTAATTTCGATGAACAAAGACTTCATCAAGGTAGTTTTATTGAAGTTCCGACTACTGTTCTTTATCCGGCGGGTACATCAGTTGAAGTGTACTGGACTAATTCAGATTATATGGACCCAACAGATGCTAAGTGGGAACTTCAAGTTGGATTATGGAACAATGGAACTCCTACTATAAATGAAACTATTTATACTTTTGATGGTTCAACCGATACTTTTACAAGCCCGGCGCCCGCTAATCTTCCAACTATGGCTTTTGATTATATTTTAATTACTGCTCTCGAAGATAATAGTGGAGATGATCCAGTATTTATAGAAATCACTCTTGGAAATATATCTAATATTTAGATTTCAATTTCAAATATAAAATGTATGATAAATGAGAATAGTTCCATTTATCATACTATTATTCATAATTTTATGTATTATTGTCGTCTTTTGTGTTTGTAAAAAAGAAAACTATACATCTAGAGTAAAAGGAATTTGTTATTTTGACATAGATGGGACATTAACATCATCTCAAAACGATAGAAACGACCTAATTAAACAATGTCTAGATAATAACTTCGCAGTAGGTATTATTACAGCAAGTGGAAGAAGAATACACAACGTTTGCGATGGAGATCGCCCAATTGTACCATGGATGCCCAGTACACTATGTAAACAATTTAACAAAAACAGGGGGATGTATAACAGTACGACAGTTTTGGCAGGTAAATCACTTCATACAGAAATCCCATCAGATTATCCACTCAATGAAAGTCCTGGTTATGTAAAAGGATATGCTATGGCACACGGGAGGGATAAATTTTATCCAAATGTTCCAGATAAATGTGTTGTTCTATTTGATGATCAAATCTCATTCATGAAGGATGTACATAGATTTAATCCTAATTTTGAGACTCAGTGTGCGAATAAAATTTGTGGTCTTAATGGAATGTTAACATCTGATATAGTTCGGAATAAAATTAGACAGATGCAATTGAATGGTTGTGGGAATAATTAGTTCGATAATAGAACTGTATAAAACGGTTGGTTGTCGATTTTGTAGCCAATAATTTTGATTTCTTGAGAGAATGGATGTCCTCTGATAGATATTTTTCTGATATTGTTCTCGTTACGATATGCATATAACGTAAAAGCAAACATATTTTTTGATTCGCCTGCATATATACCCACGTTATGACCATCCCTAGCCCAAGAAAGAGCTATATCCATAGCTTTACTTAGGGATGAAGTATTCTGGGCTAAGTATATTTTGGCATCTATCAACCGGTTGCTGAAAAAATATGGGGTATTGTTTCCAATCTGGATTTCAGAGTGTAGTGCATAGTTTACATTATTTTCATTAATCCATTTTTCGACAGAATCTTCTCCGTATAGGATGACTTGATTATTATATTGATTAAAATCTGTTATATCTACATAATAATTGCTAATTTCAGATCTTGTATGATATTGAAGAACACTATCGCGACTTCGTTTCGCACTTAGTCTCAATACGTAAATCAGTCTTTTTATTGTTTCTTCGTTATTTACAACGATTTTTCCATCTTCAAGTATCGGGCTATCTAACGAAAAAGTTTTTGACACATGAGCGTATTTATATTCCGGATTGATTGAAAAAAATCGCCTAGCAAACTCAGCTATATTATGGTCAGTAATTTCAACAATATCTTCGTTGTACAAGAATCTCGAATATATCCATAAGGTATATTCAGAAATATATCGGGCTAATTTTTTGTTCATGTTATATATATCTAAATTGGACTGTTTTTCTTCGGGAAAACTCGTTCCAAAATGTTTCGCTGGAAGACCATCGACAGGTGGTGAGTTTTCGACGGGTATAGAAACATTGACATTGCCAATCACACCATTAATTTCTTTTGTCACAGAATCATCAACAGTCTGTGACTCTACCCTCATTTTCATCTCTCTGGTCAACTCTAGTACTATATCCAAAGGAGGTTTATGGATGGTTTGGTTATTAGTTTCCTTCACTCTAATTGGTTGTAAAGGACTTGTGATCAGAGAAATATTATGCTTATTAAAAAGTATATTAATTCGTCTGGTCTTTCCATATGAATCGATCCATTGTGATTTAACCTTAATGTCTCTTGGAATCGGTAAATAACTTTCGAGAATTCTTTTATCAAGCGCATATGATTTTCTTATACGTGAATACACGTTCCTAATATTCTTGGCTTCCATGTAACTGAAAGAATATTCGGTTTTGCCAGATTTCGTATCGAATCTTACGATTAATTCACACTGAGGATATTTGGCATGATCCGATTCACTTCCCATATGTTCAAAAATATAAATACATCTGTTATTATTACGGTTTTTGTAATAGGCCTGAAGATGCCGGGGAAGTGTCATTTCTCCATCCAGTACCTTTTTTGAGAATAAGAAGATATTACACTCAAAATAATCTTCCAAGATATGAATAAACAGATTTGGATCCAGATATGTATTTGGATTTTTTAAATCATCGATAATTTGTGAAGAAGTACGATCATACATTTCCTGACGACCCAGAGCAACAATAGATTTCCTAGCTAAACGATTTCTGACATCAATAAGTACACTTTCTCTCTCATCCTGATCTTTAACATCTAAAATACCTGTCTCATCATTAAGTGCCTCCATCACACAGTTTAAGAAGCTGTGTTCATTCCTGAAGACTCCTGTACGAACATATTCATATTTCGGGTCGGGATATATAAATGTAAATAATTTCTCGATATTAGCAGGTAACTTACCAAACTTAGCATACCCTAAGAATTTATTTGTGCGAATAATATCAGTTGTTTTATCTTTTTTATCGGCAGGTTCTTTTCCTTCATAGTAATGTAGATATATCTCTTTATTGCGCTGATCCTTTTTGTAACAACACGGAACATATGGGTATATATCCGCGTTTTTGAGCTTATTTTTTCTAATACCCGGGTATATAAATGATTTATTTTTACATGCATAATATAACTGTTCCTCTCCATCCATCGGAAATCTTAGAGATTTTGCATCATCTGGTACATCTCGAGGAAACTTCATCACTTGTGTGCCTTCCGCGTTCAATTTGATAGCTTCTTCTTCACTTATAATTTCTGGCATCCGTTCATTTTTACATTTTCGTGTATATCCAGATATATAGAGATCTGGGGCAACATCTTTATGTCGTAGGACTACTTTTTCTTCTACTTCTTCTACTACTGTTCCAAAATCTGGTATGTAGTATCTGTAATATTCTACGATTGAATTAAATTCAGCATCATAAATCATGTATAGCTTTCCCAACATCTCCTGAAAAATATTCACAGAACGAACATTATCCGCCTTCGAAACCCTTACTCTAATATATTTCCCTCCTAAAGGGAACAAATCGGGATCCTCGTCTTTCATTGTCTGGTCACCTTTGATCATAACTTTTTCAGTTATAGTAGCCGTAACATTTCCTGTAGAAGGGTGATAAAAATGAATGTATATCCCTGCTTTCTTTTTAGTTGCTTTAGTACTATCATCAATGTTAATTAAACTACTAAATATTGGATTGTTCATAGTTAGTTCAGCGAATACGTATTTATTAAAACTTTGCATCGGTATATAGAAAACTCCAGTAACACTACTATCTTCAACTGACTTAATTTTAACATCCAGGTGGGGAAAAACACCCATAGTTCGGTCAATAAATTCTTCCCTTGATACGTTCCCCTTTTCTGTACTGATAGTAATTTTTGTACTTACACTACCGTCTGGGTCCAACTTAATAACTGCGTCTTCGTAGTTAGAAATTTTGGAACTATGCCCTAAAAACTGGCGTTGAGATACTTTTAAAGTTACTGATTCTGGCTCAGTATATAACCACTTTTCCTCATCTGAAGGGATAAAATCTTTAAAAATCTTAAAGAAATCATGCGCTATAGCCATAGGAACCAGCGGTGTTAGTATAACTGAATTAAATATCTCCAGTAACGAAATATTAGATAGATCTAACATAAGAATAAAATCTATTTTCTCGACTTTTAAATCAGTATATACAATAGCTTCATCTATAGAGTCATATTCACGAAATAATTTGGACGTTCTTTCAGCCTCTTCTTGTCGCGAACTTATCGATTCCCTTAGATATCTTTTGTACAGATCCCTACGATCCCAGTCTCTAGGAACTTGAGTAGCAGAAATGTATATACCCGCCGCAACTAATTCATCAGATATCTCATACAAGGCCATTTTACCGGCACTCTTGTATTCGCTGTTTAATATGTTATTATATGCCATCCAGATATGCACAACTTCATCCCTTATTGACATTCTGCCTGTAATTTTAACTTTCATTTTTTCGATTAGTTCGGTGATAGACGTGTTTCTTCTAGCAGAATCTTTGATTTCTTTGAGGAGATTTTTATACTCGATGTTGTTTTTCCTATCTCGAATCTCCTCATTTGTTATACCGTTTGGAAAATAAAGATATTCGCTCAATATACCCAAAGAAGCGGCCAATCTATTTTGAAATGTTTCTAGAGTATCGAGCTCGTATATCTTAAATTTTTTTCCATTAACAAGAACCATATTTCTTTTATGTTTGCAAATATTTGTTTAATTTCTTAATAATCAGGTATTATGTATACTCCTGTATACATAATCGATCAATTATTCTTATTATCATCAAAAATAGATCAAAAACTCTAGAATAAAATTAACAAGACCCTTCTCGTTAAAAAATATACTCAAACCATCTCTGGCTTTCCAAATCTCTGCCCTCATTATGAGCTCGGAAAAAACACTTAACGCTGTTTTTTCCGGTATATTTACCGTAAAGTGTCGATTATATTTATCCATATTTGGAATAGATCGAGTAATTAAGTCGGATATTACACCAGACTGAAATCTTTCTAGTAATAGTTCGTATACATAATATGAATACACTCCCTCTACATCTTGTGTGGATTCGTTATAATATGCCAGCTCATTATATGGCTTAGCACCTTCTTCAGGTATCCCATAGATTTTCCCACCGAAAAAATCTTTTTTCCAACCCTTGATAGACTTGTGCCTCTCTTCCAAGAGATAATGTAAATATGCTCTTCCAAGTGTCGTTTCAGACATTTGTATATTTTAAAATATACAAAATATTTTTCATTTTTAATAAGGACTCAAAGTTAGTTTTTCCACCTTTCTAGTCTCTTTATCAATTTCAAACTAATGAATGATCACTTGGCGACCATTCACATCAAAATGTCTCTGGACCTCAAGAAAATCGTCTAAACAATTCTAGTTGTACCAAACTTCTTGGTTACCATTATACACGGAATATCCGAGCTGTAATATACATCGAGGATCGATCATATCCGATATTTTCTAGCGGGATCTCCAAAAATAAGTATAAAATTTCATCGGTACTGCCATATTTATACCTCTAAACAATCCGAATATTTATTTCAATTTAAAGTGAACCAGCGAACGCAATAATAGATCCAGTATCTCTTCCGCCTTTATGGACCTTTTTAAACTTTCCATCTTTACCAAACCCGATGTAATGCGGAACTCCTCTGTATTGAGGGTCCCATTTATTTAGAAATTTAGCCGCATCCCGTTCTGATTGTGTCCCATCAATTTCTATGGAACATGCAACCACATTTTTACTTGAATTTGCAAATTTTTGGAAAGCAGGCTTGGCCTGTTGACAGTATCCACAAAAGGATCCTTGTGCCATAATAACACAAGCTTTTCCCTGACCAACATATGGTTTAAGATTACCATCAGAGTCGAAATCTTCTATTTCCAGATATGCTACGTTTTCCATTTATTATTCGCAGAATAATTTTTAATAGTTCATTTAAAGTTTATTGATTATGTTAGAAAAGATATGACAGTGATTTTTAAAGCAAAGACTAACAACGCATTCGCAATCAAAATTCTTGCTGAACTCCTCCAAAATAACATCAAGACTGCACATTTTGAAGTGGATGGGAGTGGAATTCGATTATGCATGATGGACAGTCACCGTACAATTCTTATCCACGTGGTCCTGGAAAGTCAAAATTTTACCGTGTATAAGTTCAGACCAAGGGATAAAATGTATCTTGGTATCAATTTAAATCATTTCCACAAAATGCTTAAATCCATCAAGAAGAAAGATTCCATGCAACTCTTTATTAACGATGATGCCCCAACAGATCTGGGGATCAAAGTAATTCCCAGAGAAAACAACAGAATCACAACATCTTTTGTGAAGATACAGGAAATTCAAACTCTAGATATCTCCATCCCAGAAGGTTACGACAAGCCTATTATAGTACCTAGCGCAGAGTATCAAAAGATGTGTAAAGACATGTCACATATAGCCAAGACTGTGCAGATAATTGCCCGAAATTTTCACATTAAATTTATCTGTAATGCCGGAGGTATCATGAAAAGGCATGTCGAGTTCGGGGAAATGGGTGATTCTGATGACGAAGACGAAGACGAAGAAGATAACGTCGAATATAAGCAAAATTTTGAGACTGATCAACTCTCTCGAATCACAAAAATCGCCGGGCTAAGTACCAACATGCAAATATACCCCAAAGAAGGACTACCATTGCATTTTCGTTCATGTGTTAGAGATCTCGGTACCATCTCGATCTACATCAAGTCAAAAGATCTGATCGAGATGGAAAAAAAGCTACCCGTTTCTGACGATGATGAATCTGACGACGACTTTTAAGTGAATATTACATAAAACAAATCATATATTACATGAAACAAATCATATACTATCTTAAAGAAATAATTTCTTTAAGATAAATGGCAGATAAACACTTTATTTTGTATAATATACATTTTACGCAAAGATGTAGCGATAACTACATTGACGCCACTCAAATGTGTCAATCGAAAAAGAAAATGTTCGCCAATTGGTTCAGAACCAAGAAGGCAAAGTTAGCCCTAAAACCCTTCGAAAATGCCCTGTATAAAAACAACAGACACACATGGATCATTCCAGATTGTGTCCCATTTCTTCTCAACTGGTTACTGAGAAAAGAGGTTGACTTTACCACTGTTAAACATGAGCTCGATAAACCTTTCCCCGAAGAAGAAAAACCCCCAATTACATCTAAAGTTTGTAGCAAATGTCACGAAGATTTACCTCTTCTCCACTTTGGTAAGAATAAACGTAAAAAGGATGGTTACGACATCAGATGTAAGAATTGTTACAAGGAAGAACGTCAAAGGAAAGCAGACCACCACGCAAGCCGCACCCTAGAATATTATCACGAAAACAAAAAGAAATGCAATGCCAAACGTGCCGAATGGGTCAAGAAAAACCGAGATAAAGTTAACGCCGCAAACCGTCGTGCGTACGCAAAAAAGAAAGCCATTCAGGCTCAAGAAGAAAAAGTAGACGAGGTCGCCGAAAATATTATGAGCAATATTACTCTCATGGACAAGAAAGACAACCCCCATAAAATCATATGCAGAGAATCTGACGGATATATCAATGTGACCAATTTATGTAAAGCTGGAGGGAGACATTTTAAAACATGGAATAGGAGAACAAGAACACAGGAATTTTTAAAGATATTAAAAGAACAATTAGAAAGTGAATATAATCAAAAAGAACCGGGACAAAATTGCACCGCCTCTCCAAACTCAGATATTCACATAGAACTAGTGAAATATGATGAATCTTATGGAAAAAATAGAGGTACTTGGGTCCATCCCAAAGTCGCGATAAATATTGCTCAATGGATTTCGCCAAAATTTGATGTACAGGTGTCTACGTGGATTCATAAATTATTAGTGGTTGGGGAGGTTAAGATGACTGACGGGAAAGATGACAAGAGGATTATGGAAATACAGAAGGGAAAGGTGAAGTATAATAGGTTGATGGGTGAGGGAAAGGAAGAGGAAGCGGAAAAGGTAGGAAATGATGTATTTGAGAGGATAAAAGAGTTGGAAGAGAAAAACAAAGAGTTGGAACTCAAATATAAAGCGTCTTTAGGTGAGATAAAGAGATTGAGTACCTACCTCGAGCGAAAAAGAAGGAAGCAATATGATAAAGGAAAATGCATCTATGTTATGAAACACAAGGAGTTTAAGGATATGTATAAAGTTGGTATATCTAATAATCTAACGTCTAGGATGAGCACGTACAATACAGCAGCCCCGGAAAATTTTGAACTTATATATACTCAACATACTGTATATAATTCTTTGGTGGAGACGATGGTGAAGAAGAAGTTGATAGATTATTTGTATGTTCTGAATAAAGAATGGTATGAAATTGTTCAAGGTCCAGATGTTTTGATAGATAATATTAAACGTGCTGTTGAATATTTTGAGAATAATTAACTATTTTGTACTAATAAATGAGTATAGACAGAGCAACAATTTTTACTTCCTATATTTTATTCAGTGTTACAATATTATTTTTTACCTTTGTTTTGATTAATACTAATCCAAATATAGTTCAAGACGAAGATGGGAATAATAGCACCCTTAAATCGGTAGGATATTCGTTCATTTTCTCTCTAATTTTCACACTTATAATATCTTATTTAAGTATCAGAGCTGACAGACAAAAATTATAAAATCTGGCATGTGATAAATGAAGATCGAATTTAAGATTGATTATAAGAATCCCATAATCTTATCAGGTATCGGAATAGTGATCATGTTTATTGTGTCATTATTAGTATTATGGTTGACAAAACCACCGTACATTATGGGAATAACCAAGAGTGGGGTCAGATCAATAGACTGTTGTATGTTAGTTATGTATAGCGCTCTGTTTAGTGTCGTATCTGGTGTTATTATTTATATGTGTGCAACGATGAAACTATCTCCTAAGCCTGCTGGAAAAATTAGCAAGATGAGTTTTAACCCCGGGTTTGCTAACTACTCTTATTCGCCTCGATACAGCGAAGAATAAATAAATGAAATATGAATATCGTTGCGGACCCAATTTATTGTTACACATGGAATTAATCAATCCAGATAATGCATAATATTATTTAAACAATATGGATCGGTTATCCAAAAGATGAGTAAAGTTACTAGTCCAACTAAACTATACATAAAAGAGCTTAATCTCGAATTGTTACAACCCAATACAAAGACATATATGGATAAGGATCAGGGGGGTTCTAAGCACGTTGTGATCGGTAAGCCCGGATGCTTTAAAGCAGGCACTAGAGTCCTTATGTACGATGGTGATGTTAAAAATGTTGAAAATATTAAACAAGGGGAACGAGTTATGGGTGATGATTCTACTCCTCGTGTTGTTCAAGAATTGTGTCATAATTATGACGAAATGTTTGAAATAATACCAAATAAAGGTATCACAATTACGGTCAATAGACAACATATTTTAAGTTTAAAATGCACGGGGTATAATTCACATAAAAAAGGTGAAATTATTGATATTACTGTTGATGAATATCTCAAAAAGAGTAAAACTTTTCAAAAAAGATACAAGTGGTACAGGACCGGAGTTGAATTTTCGACCAATAAAGTTGAATTTCACCCTTACATAATTGGTGTCTGGTTAGGGGATGGTACTTCAGCAACGTGTGAAATTACAAATATTGACAAAGAAATTGTTGATTATTTACAAGATTACTTTACAAGAAAGGGTTATTTGATTACAAAAAAAGGTTCAGACAAAGAAAAATCAATAACATACAGGATTAGATCTCAAGAAGGGACTAAAGGGAAGAACGGATTTCTTAATTTTCTAAGAAAAAATAATTTACTAAACAACAAGCATATACCGCATAAGTATAAAATTAATTCTAGAGAAAACAGATTGGAATTATTGGCGGGGTTGATAGACACTGATGGTTATTATGATACCAAAGGAAAAGGTTTTGAAATTACACAAAAAAATGAGAGACTTGTAGATGATATTATTTTTGTATCTAGATCTTTAGGGTTTAGCGCGTATAAAAAAATATGTCTAAAATCTTGTCGCAATTCCCCGGATCCGAATCATGTCGATACCTATTATAGGTGTTTTATATCCGGTAACGGCATTGAGGAGATACCGTCAAAATTACATAGAAAACAGTCTTTAAAAAGAAACCAAATAAAGGATAATTTAGTCACAGGATTTAAATTGAAAAGTGTTGGGTATGGTGAATATTATGGATTCACTCTAAGTAACAATCATCGATTCTTGCTTGAAGACTTTTCGGTGGTCCATAACACGGGTAAAAGTACATTGATAGCATCTCTCCTGTATGCTAAGAAGCATATTTACCCATGTGGAATGGTTATTTCTGGAACAGAGGATAGCAACGGTTTCTATAAGACAATGTTCCCAAGTACTTTTATTTTTAATAAGTATGATGAAGAACAGCTTCGTAGTTTTATAAAAAGACAAAAAATAGCTAAAAAACATTTATCAAATCCATGGGGTGTCTGTATTCTAGATGATTGTACAGATAATCCCGGTCTATTTAGAAAACCTTTACAACAAGGTATATACAAGAATTCTAGACACTGGAAAATGTGGTATATTTTATCTTTACAATACTGCATGGATGTTAAACCTGTTATTAGAACAAATGTAGATGGTACTTTTATTCTTCGTGAGCCTAATTTGAAAAATCGTAGGTCTTTATGGGAAAATTATGCCGGTATTATACCGGATTTTTCTATGTTTTGTGATATCATGGATCAAATAACGAACGATTATACCGCTCTGTACATCCACAACGCGACAAAAAGTAATAACCTAGAAGACTGCTTATTCTGGTACAAAGCAAAACCTATTCCCAAAGGTTTCAAGTTTGGGTGCCCAGATTACTGGTCGTTTCACTATGCGAGGTACAACCCGGATTATGTGGAGCCGTTCTTGTCATAATATTATATTTGTTGAGTGGGAGATAATAACTTGAAGTTATTATCTCTAAATTGATTGGTTTTCTTTAATACAATCATTCACTACCATATCTAGCCCTTCATCAAGAGCTTGTTGTTTGGATTCTACGGTTTTCAACCTCTTGTTGACTTGTTCTAATCTATTTTTAAGATTATATGTTATTATTCTTTGCATTGTGTCTGGGATTTTAGCTTTTTTGGTGTGTTTTACATCTTCGTTTAATTCATCTATGTTATTTTGAAATTGTGTCAATAGTACCAAAAGATTTATTTTTGCAACTACGCTATCTGGAAAAAATACATACAGGAATAATTGTAGTAGTATAAGTGGATACCTTTTATTATCAGTCCAAGCATCTCTTACCATCGTTTCAGCACTATTGACAAACAATGCTAACATTAGTTTTACGGAATTAAAAGCAGAGTTCATACTTTATATGTACGTATTGTTTCTATAAATATGTTTCAATTATCTACGTCTTCTATGTCTTGATCGTCTTCTTGATCGTCTTCTTGATCGTCTTCTACTATATCTCATCCTTGATCGTCTTCTTGATCGTCTTCTTGATCGTCTTCTAGATTTGCGCCTCCTTGATCGTTTGAGTGATCCTGACCCTCCGTATTTTCCTTTTAGCCATTTTTTGAGAGAGTTGATTTTTGGACCGTGAGATCTTTTGATAGCTCTGTTTCTATTAAGAACCATTAGACTTCCGAGACAGCTACGATAACCGTATTTTTTTACACAAGCAGACAATAAGCGTCGTTGAGTTGTGACAGGTTTTGAGAGAAACCCTTTACCACCTAATTTTCCAGGTCTTGTAATCCATTGTCTGGATCTACGACGCCTTGATTTACGTCGATGAGATCGTGATTTTGTCATTTATCATACCCAACATAAAATTGAAAATAAATTTTCTGCATGCTGGGGTATCTAAATGGCACAAACAAGTTTTGACATGAATTCAGCTATTGCTTATTGTTCTATTATAGCAAATATAGCGGTTTTACCGCTTAATATAATATTAATTCTGCTATACCATTGCGACCCCGACGCGAGTATCATAAAAACGATTTGTTTTTGTTTGATTGTCTCGGGTACCGCAACAGGTATATTATTGTTCACATTATGGGAATACGATTGTGCAAGTAATTGTTTATTTATGATACTCATTGACGGTAGTAACTTTCAGAGATGTTGTCAAAATGGTTGGAAGGGTTGGTAATAAACTAAGATCCAGTTCTCATAATTCTTTTTGCTTCACTTAATGCCATTTTTCTAGATATTTTTTGCCAAAAAGAATCGGATGGACATATATGAATCATTCCGGGAAGATTTTTGAGAACATCTGTTTCAGCTACCCCGTTAATATAAACTTGAGCAAGCATATCAAGAACTTCCTGTTGGCTTTTTGCGTCCCCGTGGGCAGCCTGGGAAAGAACATCCAAAACTATCGGCAAGGATAGATAATATTGCCAATCTCCCACAAAAGAATGTCCCCAGACAATGGCGTTCAATACGGTATTTAATGGGTGGTTATCTGGGTATCCAGGAATACGTGCCCCGATATCTACATACCTGTTAAGTTCACCCAGTTTTTCCAATGCATACTTGTGGTCTTGTGTAGACATTGCAATGTCTACCATCACTGGCTGTATTTGGGGTTCATTCTGTAGGGCATATACAAGCATATTGGCCTGGAATGCGAGATCTTGGTAAAAATTAGTTGATGTTATTGCCGATTTGACATCTCCCATGACTCTACCAGTCGCAGATTTAACATCTCCAGCAAACTCAGCGACCCCACTATAAAACCAGTCAGCAGCTCGCTCGTACATTTCTTGAAGGTGTTTAAAATCATCTCCATTCCATCCGAATTTAGCTTCATTTCTACCTGATAAATATTTAAATCTTGCCGGTTGGGATCTAATCAGACTATCGATAATTTGTCTTACATTCCTTTTAGTTTTTCTCTTTGGTGCTGGACAATCATCACCAAAGCGGTGTTTAACCCTTCTAGGGGATTTTCTCCTAGATCTCCTCCTAGACTTACGTCTTGACTTACGTCTTGACTTACGTCTTGACTTTCTCCTCCTAGATCTCCTCCTAGACTTACGTCTTGACTTTCTACGTCTTGACTTTCTACGTCTTGACTTTCTCCTCCTAGACTTACGTCTTGACTTTCTCCTCCTAGATCTCCTCCTAGACTTACGTCTTGACTTTCTCCGTCTTTGGGACCTTCTTTTTGGTCCTGGTTTTTTAACCCCGTGTAGACATCGTCTTTTTCTAGATCTTCTCCGGGATTTACGTCGTTTTGTCATAGACATTTATTATATGACGAGAAATTATTGCAATATAATAAATGTCTGGTGTAATGATTTCTAGAAAAGAATTGATAAAGGCTAATATAAGTAGATTACTAGAATTAGTCGATAAACAACCCAGAACTAACAGTAAGGTAGATAATATAGGTTATATATTTTTGATAGATAAGAAACAATCCAATATACTCAAGAAATTACCTAAGGGTAAACGGAGAGTATTATATATAAATTCTCCGTCATTTATATCTAACATAGAAGCATTTTACAGTATTATTTATAACGTACGTAAAAAAATATGTGAAATTCGATATGATATAGATAGCATTAAAAATTTGGAACGTGTATTACAGGCAATTCTCGTTTACTTACCACGGGATGTTATTTTATGGACGGGTATAATTTCACCAGAATATTACGAAAACTATATCTTAATAGGATTCAACAATCCTTATATAACGAAAATAAGTCCTCTAGGATACAGATTTAATCAGGAAGGCATTGCATTCATGAAACTAAATATGCCGTCGGAATCTATTAGCAAAACAACAGTACGTAATAAGCTTAAATATGCAACTGACCAAAAATTTGGATACCATTGTAAGATTTACGCTAAATTTACCCCTAAAGCTCTTAAGTTTTTGAAAAAAATTAATAGTTCGGTTGTTATGGTGGAAAACAAGAAATTAAAAGAAAAAGAATTAGCGGGTTCTTTACGTGTAAGTGAAGTAAATAATATCAACGGTAAAATTGTATTTGAATTATCCCCTGATTCAAAAAGCATTAAATCTGGTGCCGAAGAAGAAGTTGATGCAGTCTGGAGCAGATATAATTTTCACACACATCCTAAAAAAGCTTATATCAATCATAATGTGAAAAATGGATGGCCGTCTTCTCAAGATTATGTCGGATTCGTTCAGTTGAAAAATCACACGATTTTTCACACTGTTGTAACATTAGAAGGTATTTATATTATATCTTTTAGTCCTGAATGGGATGGTGATCCCAATAAAATAAATCAGAGACGTATTTTGAATGATTACGATATAGATCACAAGGAAGATATTACATTTGAAAAATATACAGAAATTATTAATAATAAAAAATACAATGGTAAACAATTATTTATTGTTAAGTATATGCCTTGGAATAGAGCATCTCAAATTTTCCCTATATTTTATGCAAAAACGAATGGTTCATGCTTGGCGACAGATCAAAATTTTAATATTGTTCAGAAGTGACCTGCACAGAACCGGTTTCTTGTGGTCCCCATTTCTTATACGCATAAAAACCTGCATATCCTACTGCAAGTAACCCCAAAACCATAATTATAAGCCACCAATAACTAGACGGATTCTCATTCTCGACACATTTGGAATCATTGCATTGATAACCATCAGGACAGTCTGAATCATTATTGCATTCAGGTGGCTCTACCCCGCATTCTTGTTCACAATCTTCTTGTGAACCATATTGTCCTATCCTACCGGTAGGATCCTGTATACATTTTCCTCCGACACAACCCCAGGTTGGTGTTACAGGTTCACAAGATTGTTCACAATCTTCTTGTGAATCATATTGTCCTATCCTACCGAAAGGATCCTGTATACATTTTCCTCCGACACACATCCATTTTTCTGATTCGGGGTCACTCCTCAACAAAGAGTGACCTATTGATCTATTCGTGGATTGGGGGTTAAGGGCGTTACATGCGTTAGAGTACTGCATTCCTGGTTTAGTGCAGATACTGACATTTGAATTTGGACAATTGTATAACTTGCGGCCCTTATCACATATATTTGGTCTATTTGCGATGTACCACACGACCCAGAGTACAAACGCAGATATAAATCCGGTTATTGCAGAAATCCACATCCTTTCTTCGTTTGGTAGTTTTGGCATTTTAACAATATGAAATATTTTTTAATTTACCATCAAATTTAGACATTTATTATATTTATTATAATAAATGTCTAAATTTGTAATAGTTGCTCATGGGACAAAAAGTCCGCTTGAACCGAGTATAATAGATGATGCAAGAGAATCAGGTAGTGGTGTTTTACCGTGTGTCGAGGAGCCTCTTTTTATTAATCAAAACGGTTGTATTGAGTTATGTTACACAGGTGCTTTAGGGTTAACAGGACCAAATAATTGTCTATTTGTAGAAGAACCATTTCCAGAAGTTGATTTTTGCGGAGCCATCAAACAATACGTCAACAATGAATGGGGTGTATACCGTTCTCCTGGAATTACGGAAGTCACTGTAGGATTTGGGAGTAATGGGGTCTCTCCAGGTGCTAACTATACCACTGTTACCAACGCCTTATTAGATAGCAATACATTTACAAACTGTAAATTTATAAGAATTACAGATTCTGTAGACGAAGGTGCTGACTTGAATTTAACAAGTGATGTTCTCATATACATTGACCCAGGTGTTAACTATACGGTATCAAATATAAATTTAAATGATCATAATCTTGTTTTGTTTGGAAACGAAAACCAAAATAGTAGTCAAATAACAATATCTGGACAAATCAATGGCTCGGGAATACTTTCTCTTAAATATTTAAGAGTGAATCATACTGGAACTCTACAACTTTTAAACACAAATTTAACTAGTATAAAGGTGCAAACTTGTACCTTTGATATGGGATCATCAACAGCTCCTATATTTTCGGGAGTTATACCTAAAACCTGTTTACAAGATGTAGAAATATTAAACGCAACTAACACTCAAATAGTTGCTGACCAAGGGTCTGATATTGATATCCATAATTTAAAATTAATTAATAGTCAGAGCACACCTTTAATTCAGGTTAATGAGACTAATGTTCGTCTATCTGAAATAGAATATAATTCAGCAGACGATTCTTCAATGATTCTAAATTGTCAAGTTCTTAATTTGAAAGAAACAAACAGTGGAATGTTGGATTTATCTGCAGATATGGATAATTTTATTTGGAATAATGTTAATGTATCTGGTTCCACAACTATTGGCACAGGAACTGGTGTAGATGCAACTACTGGAGGAATGGTTAATGTATTGGTTAGTAGCAGTCTTTTAATATATGTAAACACAGAGGGCGGTAGTTATTTTCAAGGATCTAATATTAATACAGGTAATATAACAGTAACTGGTGAAAACATTGATGGTAAAACTATTAACGGAAACCCCAATATTTTACTTGACAATATTGTTTGTAACAATATGACATTAACTAACATACGTTTTAGTATAGACAAAGTTCGTTCGGGATCAATATTAGATATAACAGGATCAAATAAAGGTGAAGATAACGGTGCTATTATTGGAAGTATGAGCAATGCGTTTTTTAATTTGTGTCGTCTAGATTTTGCAGCAAATGTTAAGTTTGCCAATTGTACATTAGTTACAGTATATATCAGTCCTTTGGGTAATGAAGTTACATGTGAAGATATCTTCTTTTCGTCTTGTATCATTAATCAATTGCGAGATCGTGGAGATTACACACAATTGGTTGGATGCGCGTGTGATGTATTTGGTGGTCAAAATGGGTGGTATATGTTACTAGGAGAACCTTCTGTTATATCTGGATGTAATTTACGTTCAAGATTAAATGTTGTAAAAGAAGTTCATGTATCTGCTACAACAATGGTTTTTATGTTTTTGTATGGACAATACACAGCAGGCATACCTCCTGTAAATACATTATTTCAAGGTGGTACTGCAAACGGTTCAACTTTTTCAGATATTAGATGCACAAATCAATCCGTGATTGGTCGTGTTGTTGTTTCGGCTGAGTATGATGGGGTATCCGATATTGCTCTAAACAACTTTCGGACCACTAGCAATTTAGTAATTGGTGATAATGCTGGAAATGTTGGAAATACTGTAACACAAAGGATTAATATTACTGGTAGTTTGATTAATGGTACTTTAACATTAGGAAATACTAATCAAAATCTTGATAAAATAACTGTAGGAAATTCTCAGTTAAACAATCTTACTATTCAAAATGCTAATGATTCAATTATTTCAGGAAATGTAGTTAGGGGAACTACAACTCATTCAAATACTAGCAGTGGATGTATTTATTCTGGTAACAATATCACAAATTTAAGTATCGCCTTGCCTCCAACACCTCCATTATTTACAGGAAATATTAGCAATATACCTATGAATGCCGGTGGCGGTGGTTTAACAGATATAAATAGCATAGGTAATAATATGTAAATTTAAAATCCTTTTATTTGTGATTTTTTCTGAGGTATGTTAATATTTCTTCCAACACACGTACATCAAACTTATTGTACCGCGCTATATCTTGCATAATGGGGCAATTAGCAGGATTTGTAAACTCAGAATAGCATTTCCAAGCTTTTACCATTGCCGTCATGCCAGACTTGCAATCACTATCTAACTTGGATTTTATTAACCCATGTTTTTGCATAGCTTGTGAGATTGCTTTCAGACCAAATTTAAAACAATCTTTAATGACGATTGGTTCTTTTTGGAATATCTTAGACATATCTTCCCATCTCAAAAACCCCCAGTTATGATCAATATTATTGTAACGTTTAGCATCGTTTTCTCCGAATGCTATGTCATACTGTCTGTTTTCGGATTTTTTCCAGAATTTTTTTTCTGCAAACCAATACCACAACTTGGGATTATTTTGACTTTCTACTAGATTATAAAATTCATTCATAATCCGATATTCTTCTTCATACGTAGGCGCATTACAGGTAAACCGTTTGTAGGTCCATCTAGCAGGACACACTTTTCGTTTGATTATTGGCCTGTACCATACTCCTATCATAAAAATCATATCAGTGTTTTTTTGTAGAGGTAGATCGGAAAAGGAACAAAAAATATCTGACAATGTCTCGAAATCTACGAACATTTCATTTTCAACCGTCTTCCATTCGGATTCATTATTTTTAATTTTTTTAGGCCTGATTTTATCCACATCCTGTCGATTGATATCTAAAATACTATCTATGGTCGAAGCTCTGGATCCATTCATATTCATTGTTTTACTACAACAACGAGAATCTTTCCAAGAAGTAATACCATTTCGTAATGCATTTTCCCTGTGTCTATTCCCGCAGTACCAAATGTTTGTGATTTCTCCTATTTCATTGGCTATTTTTTCTTTCTGTTGTTGCCACCTTCCCGAGTCATGACACATATTTGGATACAGTTCTATTCTAGATGGCGGTGAAACAGACCATTGATGGCCGAATCTCTTATTTGTCCGAACCCAGCTTAATGCATCCGCGGTGCGTTGAATATAACAATTATCTACTGTATCATAATCAATAACACCCAGCTTATTCAAACATGTGAGATTGTTAAATTTTATGTCTTTCTGCATATATCTCCAACGTCTCCCTAATATATAGGCATAACGAGAAGTATAACCTTGAATCAAACCGACTGCTTGCGTATATATTAAGCATTGTGCTTTGTAGGCTGGATAAGAAGTAGAATTTAGTATATGCCTTCCGTCGGCGCGAAGCGGGAGTGTTGAGAATTTAATATCTATTACAAGATAATGATAACTGGATTTTAGCTTGGGAGCTGGTATGATCATTTCTTCCTCAGATAAGGGACAATTTTCGACGAGTCTATGAAGATAATCGCTCCTTACCAATAGATCAATGATTCCATGAGTGTGATTTTTTGGATTTCTAACAGGAGCTGAATGAATAATCGGCACTCCTCGTTTCATAAGACTAATAGTCTTCTTTACACTTTCATTCGTAATATATTCAGAAACTGTTACAACTTTTGTTATGTTTTTATGGATGTATTCTACTAATTTAGACTCAAATTTAACACCTCTTTCCATAATGAAAGATATAAATCCGTTATTAGTAGAACCTTTTATTGAATCTTTACCATGTTCCTTGAGCCAGTCTACTAAAGGATCTTTGACCATATAATTATGCGTTTTTGTGGCAGATATCCAAATAGAGCGTTGATACTTTTTGGGTAACGGGAAATTAAACAACTTCGGTTTCTTTGACCTAGTACATTTAGCTATAGATGTTCCAGTTCTTTTCATTTATTTATTGCCTATATTCTTTAGATGTAATTTTGTTCAGTAACAAGTGGTGACAAAATTTTGGATATTAAACAACTAAACTTAAAACTTATGTATTAATTAATAAATGTCAAAACCATTTATTAATGTACACCGGTTCGATTCAAAACTGAAAGGTGTATTTACCCAAGAAAAACAGTACACTGTTCTAGAAAAGAAGAAGGCTTTTTCTACTTTGATTCCTCGATTAACCAACAGAGTAGCTATTTCAATGATCCAAACCATCATACGTGATCTAGATAGGAAGGGAAATATTCAATCAGAGAACGATTTAGATGCATCAGATATATTGATGGAAATTATGAAATGGATTGACGACACCGATGTATTAAAAGATTTAAATGAACAACTATCAGATATCCGAAACTTGGGACAATGTCCAAGTGGACGATGTACACGGTTATATCAACTCTGGTTAGCCTATAAGGATGCGAAATCAGAGAAATCCATATTACTTGAAAATTAAATATAGATTAATGTTGCATTACTATAAAATGAAGAAGATCGCATTATGTTTCCTCATTACCAAGGACATTCGAAACTACAAGATATGGGAAAAATGGTGGAGCGGACATGAAGATAAATTTACAATCTACTCTCACTACTCAAAAGGTAAAGAAAACAAAGTATCATTACCATACTTAATCGATAACAGAGTTCCCCCAGTTCCGACAAAATGGGGGGATATAAGTCTAGTGAAAGCTGAGAGACAACTATATAAAGAAGCATATAAACATATAGCTAATAAGTTCTTTATCTTGTTATCAGATACATGTATTCCTGTCAGACCATTTAAGTACGTATATAACAGGGTAATGAGATCCATGAATAAAGGTATTGCACCATACCGAAATATTGGAGGGTGGGATGAAGATGAAGCTGATGACCCCGAAGACTTTTCTCCTTGGGTGGGATCCCGAAAATGTGTCGATAAGATGAAACTAGCCCGACTTTTGAACAGAGATGTATATGCTATGGATCAATGGAAAATATTCAGTAGAAAGAATGTGAAGGACTTTTTCGCAATGTTTAGGAATAAAAATTTCATGAGTATATTTACTGAGTGTATTAAGGTCGTTCCAGAATCACTAGCCCCCGATGAGCTGATGTTTATTAATTATCTCCGCTATAAATATCGTGGAAGTCTGAACAAACAGATACGTGAAGGACTGGTTACATATGTCGATTTCGATAAGAAAGCAATCCACCCCCTAACCTACAAAACAATAACTAGAAAATTAACCAACGAATTTTGCGGTGTTAATGCAATGTTTGCCAGGAAATTTTTCAGACATAATAGAGCTATCATAAACAAAGTACCTGTTACATGTAGAAAAGGTAAACCTGTTCGTAAAACCAAACAGAGAAAGTCAAGACGTAAATCTAGGAGAAAGTCAAGACGTAAATCTAGGAGAAAGTCTAGGAGAAAGTCTAGGAAAAAGTCTAGGAGAAAGTCTAGGAGAAAGTCTAGGAGAAAGTCTAGGAGAAAGTCTAGAAGGAAGTCTAGAAGGAAATCTAGAAGGAAATCTAGGAGACGTAGGAAACAATGATAGTATTTTGGATGATATATTATTAATTAATAATATATTATTAATTAATAAATGCCAGACGAAGGATATAAGAAAATCTCTTTTTCTGGGAGATGTAGAGGTATAAAGAAATCTAACCAGAAATTGACAATCGTAGTGCAAAGTTACAATAATCCAAAAGAATGTAACTTTATAATAAGAACGGCTCAACAGGTTGGGGCAAAGGTTGATATTGTAGAAAAAGGAAACATGAAAAAAACTGATGTCATAAGTGATAAGAATGTCACTTTATATAAAGCAGAAAATGTCGGTCGAGATTTGGGAGCATTTTTATGGTACGTAAATCGTTTTTACAATAAACTGTCAGGTAGTTATATTTTTTTATCTGCAAATCTATCGAAATGGGATAGAAAAAAGCGTTTTTGTTGGTTGATTAAGAGCAAAAAACAATTTGCTTGCCCGGAGTTTGAGTTTGACGAGGACCCTATGTATGATGATGAAGCTTATGAGGATGAGTATGAATTTACACTAGAAGAATATTTGGATCAAAAATTAGATTTAGCAGAAATTAGACCTTTTGGTAAATGGTACGAAACCTTTGTGGGTAAATGGACAGATTTTAAAAAACAAAATGTATGTTATAATGGGGTTTTTAAGACAAATGCTAAGTATTTATTATCTCGACCTAGAGACTTTTATGCAACCCTTTTGAGACAGATTTCAGTTTCTAATAATATAGAGGTAGGACATTTTGTCGAGCGTGCGGTAAGCGCTGTTTTTGGACCGAAATTAAGCAACCCGCCGTTGTCTAAGTCTCGTAGGAAGTCTCGAAGGAAGTCTCGTAGGAAGTCTCG